AAAGCTACAAAAAAATGGAAAGAATTTAAAATGGCATTACTACCAATAACACCTCCTCCTGGAGTTAAAACAAATGGCACAGAATATTCTAATAAGAATAGCTGGGTTGAGTCAGATCTTTGCAGATTTGAAAATGGTTTTTTAACAAACATAGGTGGATGGCAAAGTGCAAAACAAACTAAATTAGTTGGTACTCCTATCGGCATGTATGCTTACTATACTAATGCTGACGATAGAGTTTTAGCTATAGGCACTAGAGAGAAAGTCTATGTTAATTTTAGAGATAATTGGTATGACATTACCCCAACAGGATTTGTTGGAGATGCACAAACCTCTCCATTAGGATATGGAGCTTACAACTATAATGTTGAAGATTATGGAGATGCCAGATCTCAATCAGGATTGGCTTTTGATACAAAACCTTTTTCTTTTGATAACTTCGGAGAAAATTTAATTTTTTGTTGTGGATCAGATGGCAAGATTTACAAATGGAGGCCTGACAGTTTAAGTGATGGATCTTATACTCCTGACAGCCAGGGCATCCAACTAGCAAATTCTCCTATAGGAGTTATGGGAATATTAGTGACTAATGAAAGACACATATTCGCTTTTGGTGTTCAAGGTAATCCAAGAAAAATAGCCTGGAGCTCAAGAGAAACTGATAATGTTTGGACAGCATCAGCCACAAATACTGCTGGAGATCTTATTGTTAGCTCAGGAGGATCTATCCAGGGTGGAGTAAAATTTGGAGCTGATGTTATTGTTTTTACAGATGTTGGGATCCAAAAAGTTTATTATGCTGGATCTCCATTTATTTATGGGATCCAGGAGGCTGGATCTAACTGCCGAACAACTAATATGAAAACTGTTGCCACAACAGGAAATTTTATATCTTGGATGGGAGATAACAGTTTTTATTTGTATGATGGCAGAGTACAAAAAATTAAATCTGATGTTCACGATTTTGTTTTTGAAAACATTAGATATGATTATCGCCAGGCATCATGTGGAGGACATAATCAATTATTCACAGAGATCTGGTGGTTTTTTCCATCAGGAGAAAGTGCACAAACACCTAACAAATATGTGATCTGGAATTACATTGATAATGTTTGGGCAACAGGATCTCTAGATCGTTCAGTATGGATGGATCAAGGAGTAATGAATTATCCAATGGCATGTGCATCAGATGGATCTGTTTATGAACATGAAAAAGGTACTTTACAAGCCTCAGCAGATATTGGATCTGCTGTACCTTTTGCAAGAACAGGGCCAATAGAAATTGCCCAGGGAGATCGTTTAGCACAAGCAAATCAAATAATTCCTGATAGTGATGCAGTAACTCTTCCTGGAGTAACTTTATCTTTTAAAGGCAAAAAAACTCCATTAGGAACAGAAGAAGATTTTGGATCTTTCACATTTGACTCTGATGGTTATCAAGATTGTAGATTTTCTGCCAGGCAAATATCTTTAAAAGTCACAGGAGATAGAGTTCAAGATTTTCAAGTAGGAAATATTCGTTTAGAAGTTAAAGCAAGAGGAAAAAGATGAGCAGAAAAACTTTTCCTAAACCAACAAAAGAATATGACGAGCAATATATGAATAGGTTAGTTAGTGATTTAGAACAAAGCACAACTTTGATCCTGGAAAAAGGATCCAGAATAGAGGCAAATTCTAATGACAGCACAGAGTTAGTGCTTGTTTCTCCTAATGGAACTAAATACAAATTAGAGGTAAATGATGCTGGAACAATCTCCACAACTCAAGTTGTATAAATGGGAAGAGCAATGGGAAAGAACAAAACCTTATATTGAAAAGGCTATTAAGTACCAAGATCTCTACACTATAGATGATGTAGCTGATAAAATAAGAGATGGATCATTCCTGTTATGGCCAGGAACAAGATCTGCAATGATCACAGAGTTTATAGATTTCCCACAAAAAAAAGTTTGTAATTTATTATTTTGTGGAGGAGATTACGAAGAGCTCGAAAAAATCACTAATGAAGTTGAAAGATTTGCAAAAAAATTAGGCTGTCAAAGATTGTATGGAGGAGGCAGAAAAGCCTGGATCCGAAAAATAAAACATCTTGGATGGGAAAATGATTACACAATCAGGAAGGAAATATTATGAGCAAAGGAGCTAAGACACAAACATCAAAAACAACTGTTCCAGCCTACCAAGAACAGGCATTTAAGGATCTTTATGCAATGGGTAGGAGAGTTTCATCTCAGCCTTATACTCCATATACAGGAGAAATGTTTGCAGATCGTAATCCTTTGCAAATAGGAGCCATGAATACTGCTGTTGGCATGTCTAACATGGCAAATAGATTTGATCCTACAGCTAACTTAATGAATTTAGCTGGGATGGATAATCAAATTGTACCTACAGATTATATTCCTACAGTTGGACAAGCTGATGATTTTTCTGGAATACAAAATGTTAGATCTGATGTAAGAGAAACAGGAGCACAATCAATTTTGCCTGTTGCTCAAGATTACATGAACACTTTTACAGATGCTACTACTGACATTGGATTGAGGCAGTTAGATGATCAAAGATTAATGCAATTACAAAAAGATCAAGATCAACAAATTGGCAGAGGAGCCTTTGGTGGATCTAGGGGAGCATTAATGGAAACAGAAACTAACAAAAATTTTGATCAAGCTAAAGCAGATTTTGTAGCAAGACAAAATCAACAAAATTTCCAGAATGCTTTGAAATTTGCTGGTATGGATAGAGATAGGCAGTTGAAAGCAACAGGAATGGACATGGGCATTGATAAAGATCTAGCCTTAGCTAATCAACAAGCTAGGCAACAAGCTGGAATTGGAAATCAAGAAACAGAAAGAGAATATCTGCAAAAATTGGCAGATCTTCAATATGGAAAAGCCACACTTGATAATGAAAGAGCAATTAAGCAAGGAGCTCTAAATGATGCTAGAGCTGAAAGAATGAGAGGTATTTTTAATGATATTCTAGGAGCTCAAGAGTCAGGCATGGGAGCTTTGACACAGCAAGGATTATTACAAAATGAATATGACCAGGCTAAATTAAATGAGGCATATAGACAATTTGTAGAGAAAAGAGATTTTGGAGCAAGAAATCTTGGGTTATTTACTTCTGCTGTATCAGGTGTTCCATACATGGGATCTACTTCTACAACAGAACGAAAGAAAACAGGTTTTGGAGATATTCTAGGAGGCTTAGTGACTCTAGGAGCGGCCAAACTAGGAGCCTCTGATAAAAGGTTAAAAACTAATATAAGAAAATTAGGATCCTATAATGGAGTAAATATTTATTCCTGGACATGGAATGCATTAGCAAAATCTATGGGAATACATTTAGACAATCCAAGGACTACAGGTGTTATGGCTCAAGAGGTTATGAACATTCCTGGAGCTGTTTTGCTAGATAAAAATGGATATTACCTAGTTAATTATGAGGTATTTGCACAATGATAAATTTTAATTTCAGAAATCCATTGCTTATGGCAATGGAGGAAGAAAAAAGAAGATTAAATCTTGGTGGTAATCCAAGTTTGCAATCAACAGCTTTTGCTACACCAACTGAAAGAGAAAATATCAATCAAGTACCAAGATTAGGATCTTTGAGTAATCTCAATAATATTTTAGATATGAATAATATGTCTAATACAAATACATCTGCTCTTGATACAACTCCTATTAATTTTAATACACAGCCAGGCATGGATAATCTAAATTTATCATTAAATAATTTAGATCCAACTTTTAATTTGATGGGATCTAATCTTAATAATTCTTTAGCTACAAATAACTTTTTAGATACTAATCCTTTAATAACAGGAAATGACCAACAATCTGGATCTGGATCTTCCTCACTAGAATTTTTGAACAAAACATTAGCTCCAGAAGTTCCTAAATATTCAAAATTTGGTAATTTCTTGGCATCAGGCATGAAAGGTGGTTTAAAAACTCAAAAAGAATTAGAAGAATTAGCAATTAATAATCCAGAGGCATTAAAAAAATATAATGAAGATAGAGAATTTGAAAGAAATCAAACTTTGTCAGCTATGCTCTACAACTTAGGGGAGTACATGAGGGAAGGTGGCAAACCTATGAGCCCTAATGAAATCAATCAGCAAAGACTTAGAGCTGATCAGTTAAGAGTTACAAGAGAGGCTCAGGAAAGATTTGATGAGGCTTACAAAAAAGCTCCTCCAGAAGTTCAACAACAAATGGATCTTTTGGGTAGAGATGCCTGGAATGAAATGCAAGTAGAAAAGTTTAAAGATAAAAATACAGCTCTAATGAGAAATATTAATAGTCTTAACGATATAGAACTACAAATACAAAAAGAGTTAGCTAAACCTGAAAGCCAACAAGATCCAGATCTCCTAAGACAATTACAAAACACCAGAACAGCTTACATGGTTGGAATTGGTGGAGATGAATATGATTTTGAGTTAGGACTTCAAGAAAGCAAAATCAATGCTAGAAAAAAACAAGATGAGCAATTTGCTAAAGATGATCTCAAATGGCAAACAACTGATAGAGCAACTGCTTACAACAATATTATTAATGTCAGAACTGCTATGAACACATTGCAATCTGGAGCAAATGTTTCAGGTTTAGATGTGTCTTTGTTAGATGAATTTGAATGGCTCCAGGCTGGAATATTCCCAGAGGCCGCAAACTTCAAGTCAGATATTAGAGATATTGTTTTCCAAAGTTTAAGAGAAAAACTAGGAGCTCAATTCACAGAGAGAGAAGGGGATAGATTGGTAGCGGCCGCATTTAATTCTAAATTAACCGAAGAGGAAAACTATGCCAGGGTACAAAGATTGCTAGATGCTACTATGATGGTTTATGACAACAAGCAAAGCATGAGTGATTACTTTGCAGAGAATGGCACATTACAAGGCTATGTAAGTAATGCTCCAGATATTTATGAAATATCTGCAAGTGTTAGTGGTATTCCTGAGGACTTTAAATCTTGGGCAGAAGATGAAGAAACAGTTAAGGCTTATGCTGAAAGTTTGATGAGCTCAGATGGATCATTAGATGATGATGCTAAAAATAAATTAGATATTATCAAATCATATCTTACTAAACTTGAGAGAGATAGAAGAGCAGAAGAAAGAAGAAACAAATAGGATTAAAAATGAGCTCTTTAGATTATTTAAAAACATTAGATACTGAAATCGAGGAAGAAGAAAAAAAAGATAATAGAAGTACATTTGACAAAGCAAATGAAACTTTTAAATCAACAGTAAAAGCAACTATTGGAGATAACTATGCTAGTGATTTAATAGGAAATATTCCACAATCAACAGCTCAGTTTGTTACAGATATTGCAACGCCATTTCTCTCTCCTGTTGAAACTGTAACTACCTTAGGAAAATTAGGAGCTGGATTAGTGCAATTAGCTATTCCAGGAGAACAAGGCAACGAAGAATTAGCCAGGGCTGTTGGATCTTACTATGCAGATCGTTATGGTGGAATTGATAATGTTCTTAAAACTCTAAAAGAAGATCCTGTTGGGATCCTTTCAGATGTTGCTTTGATGGCCACAGGAGCTGGGGCTGGTGTTAAGGCAACAGGTCAGGCAAGTAAAATACAAAAAGTCGCTGATGTTGGGGAAACAATTAAAAAAACAGGTATAGGAATAGATCCAGCAACACCAATATTTTCAGGAACAGTAAGTGGCATGAGCAAACTTAATACTGCTCTAGATAATACTCAAACAGGATCTAAGGCAAAAGAATTTATTAAAAGCATTCCATCAGAAGTTCTTGGAAAAATGACAGGCACAGGAGCAGAAGTTTCTCAGCTTAGTTATGAGGCTGGGAGAAAAGGTGGAGAGGCTAAAAAAAGATTAAGAGATAACAGAATGGGTGTTGTTGATGAAACTCAGGTTGTTGATGAGGCTATAGACATATTAGGCAAACAGCAAAAAGCAATAGCAGATGATCTTACAACTGCAAAAGGAGTTGGCAACGAAGGAGGAACTTTAAGATTAGAAGAGATTGGTATGGATATGAAAGATCCATTAAAAATTATAGATGATTTTGCCATTGATAAATCTTATCGTGGCATGTCTGAATTTAGCACAGAGGCAACTGCTAAAATAGATGAGATTAGAAAAATCATTTTAGAATTTGGAAAACCAGGGAGAGGCATGAATACTGCAAAGGGTATGGATCTTCTTAAAAGAAGAATTAATGCATTGTATGAAAGGAGCCCAAGCAAAAATGATGTCAATGTTCCTGTTACTCACATGACTAGAAAAATAAATGAATTGATAGAAAAAAAAGTTCCTGAGTATGCAAAAGTAAATAAAGAGTTTGCAGAAACACAAAATATTATTAGAAACACTAAAGCAGTTTTGGGTGGAGAAAAAAATTTCTTACCAAATAGACCTGGAGCAAAAGCAAAAATTTTGAAAAAAATGCAACAGTCTATGAGAAACAAAACCAATGTTGATATGGGAGAAAATTTAAAAGCAGTTGAAAGAATAAATCCAGATCTTAAATACTCACTAGCTGGACAGGCCTCTCAAACTTTTGCTCCAAGAGGTTTAGCTGGATTAGGAGCATCTGGTTTAGGCTTGGGAGCTTATGGAACTTTAGGAGTTCCTGGAATACCTCTGGCTTTATTATCTTCTCCAAGATTAGTATCTGCTGGAGCAGAAGGATTAGGATCAGCAGTTAGAAGAACAGAAGGATTAAGAAAAGGTGTTGCAAATCAGTTTCCTAATTTTTTAAGAGTCAATAGACCTGTTACACAATCGGATCCTGTAGGCATAGTTGAGGAACAAAAAAGACGAGATGCCTATGAAAATGCAATGCAAGATTTACTAAATCAACTAGACAGATTGCAGAGGTAATTATGGAAACTTTATTGTGGATAATTTTTATTTTGGTTATTGGAAAAGCATTGCTCAAGGCTTTTGCTCCTTACACAAACAAAGCTCTAAACGACAAGCTAAAAAAATATTGGGAAGATCTAAAAAATTATTTTTAAATAATTATGCCAAGGCTTACCGAAAGGATAGGCAAATCTGGAGAATATTCAGTTTGTGCCTGGCTATCAATTCATTCAGATCTAGTAGCTTTGATCCCACATTCCTCGCATACAGATATAGTTTTTGAGTATGAGGATTTTGTAATTAGATGCCAAGTCAAAACTTGCACTAAAGAAAAAAAATATATTTCCAGGCATACAGGCAGACATTATCGTTCTGGTTGGTGTTGGGATATTAGAAAAGGATCTCACACTAAAGATAGAGAATATAAAAAAAACCAGGTAGATCTATATGCTCTTTATTGTCAGCCTCTAGATCTAATCATTTGGATCTCAGCTAAAGATCTTGGATCTAAGAAAAAAATCACTTTTAGATCCTCAGATTTAGAAAAATACGATAGTTTTAAAGAGTGGATGATAAGTTGTGAACAAGTTGTGAACAGCTCTCAGAAAGCCTAAAAAGTGCCTTAAAACCCCATATTTTACTTATCTTCCTCATCCCAGGGGAGGAAAAAAATATCTAAATAATTCTGTAAATGTAGTTGTACTATGTAGCTAAATAGCCGATAATACTTATATGGAGTTATATATAACTACATTTGATGAGAGGATCTTTCGTGAACAGAATAGTGAACACGAAGGATCTTCTCTTTTTTTTAATTTAATCGGATCCTAAGGATCCAGGAGAGAAATATGTCAATATGTAAGCAATGTAATTTATACCAAGCAGATCCAGATTGGGGAATTTGTGAGGCTTGTATGGAGGCTAAGCATTTTGATGATGAGGCTAATTTAGATTTCAAAGAAAGAGATCTGGATAATCCTATTGATAAACTTTTAGATCTTAAAGTATCAGAGGCTCCATTGCCTATGATCTATGATATTGCTGTTCAACACAGACTTGGGAATTACCCTTTGGAAGATACAACAATAGATCTTATTTTAGACATGGGTACACAGCTCAATCCTAAATTTGACAAAGATAAATTTATGGAAGAGTTGATTGGAGATGTATTTGCAAAGGAGGTTAAGTAATGGCTTTCGACATACAAAAAAGATCTTTAAAAAAATCTAAAAAAAATACCTGGGGCAGATCAATGAGATCTGCTCCTGGCACAAAAAAATTTGCACAGAAACTTGGTACACCTGGAGCCAGGAAAATTGCAAAACAATATCTTATCCAGGAAATCAGAGAGGTATCTTAATGAGTATTGATGTAAATAAATTTTCAGAAAATTTTTGGATCTTTAACTTTAGATCTAAAACTTTACAAAAGGATCTGCAATGGACATGGGATCCTAAAGTTAGGCATCAAGCTCTTAATTATGAAACTTGGATCCCTAAGAGATCTAATGTCATATTCTTGAGCAATCCTGATATGGACATCAAACAAGAATTTCTTGAAGATTTAGATCTGGAGATCCAGGCTACAAGAGATTTAATTAACAAAAGAGCTCGTGATAAACGAGCTCTTTCAAAACAGGAGAAGTAAATGAGAACTAGAACTACTGATAAAAAATTTAATGGCTTGTGCTGGATCACTAGACACATCAAAGATGATCCTTCACAGCCAACATACACAACTTACTTTGCCAAAATTCCTAATGGCAACAAATCTCCCAGGCTAGTTAAAGTTGGATCTGACAAAGATCAACTTAGCCTGGCTGTTTTAAGAGAGAGAGCTAAAGATGAGATCAGCAAAGTAAGTACCAGGGGAAACTCTGATCATACTCTTAACTCATTTTTTGATGAGATCTTTATCAAGGATAGAGAAAGAAAAAAAACTGAAACTCTTAGGCATTTCTTTTATATGTGGGATAACAATATTAGAAATACCCTGGGCATGAAAAGAATGGTAGATCTAGAAACTATAGACATCTACCAGGAGTTTATGAAGATCTCCGAAAGATCTGAGTCAGTTGCAAACAAATGCTTACAACACATCAAATCTTGTTATGCATTAGCTATGGATCTTGGCTTGGTCAAATTTAATCCAGCTAGTTCTGTTAAGAAAAATGCATCAGAAAACAGGATTAGATTTTTTAATGCTGATCAGACAGTTAGATTTAAAAAGGCATTGTTTTCATTAGGAGAGGATCACAAATTTGCCACAGCTCTGATCTATGCTCTTTACTTAACAGGAGCAAGATTTGGAGAGCTAAGAGATGCTAAATGGTCAGATCTACATGGAAATAAAATCGTTAGATCCAAACACAAAACTAAAAAAATTACAGGTCAGGATCGTATTATCTATTTATCTCCAGAGGCTATGGATCTGATCAACAGATTGCCCAGAGATAACGAATACATTTTTAATTGTAAATATGTCAAAACTGCCTGGAATAAAATCAGAGAGATTGCAGATCTTAAAGAGTTTCACTTGCACGATTTAAGACACAACTTTTGTACCCAGGCTATCAACAATGGTATAGATCTAATCAGGGTTGGTAAATTGGTCGGTCATAAGTCTGTCGAAACAATGGAAAAATATGCCCATGTTTTAGATCAGACTTCTGACAACGACATCAAACAGATTGGCAATCTTTTAAGCTAATCTTCAAACATAGGTAGATCCCTACCCTGGGGATCTACCTCATAATATTTCTCTAAATGTAGCTCCAGGTAATGAATTGCCTTTTTTATATCTTGCACATGAAATGCTCTTCGCTTTGGATCTCTAGATCTGCAAACATATTTAATGACATTACCTAATGCATAAGGTAAATCATTTTGCACAATAAAATCTATAGGCTCTATCATCAATCTTTTGTAGTGATCTCCTCCTACTTGGAATGAACTTGCCTTATCGACAATTTCGTGAGCCTCTTCCATTTGTTTATCAATATCCATTTTATTTCTCCTAGATCTTATTAAGATCTGATTTAGTTTGTAATTACAATTTTTAAATAGTAAGACTATCCAAAAACTTTTTAGATCTAATTGTACTCGATATATTTACTTTCAATGCAGTTATCCCTCATAATGTGTCTTTATTTTTCAAGATGGAATTATTAATGGAAGATCTCAAATGTGTAGATACTAAAGAGGCATCTAAAATTCTTGGTGTTAGCCCTAATACTTTAAATTGCTGGAGATCTCAAAGTACACCGAAAAATCCCAAAGGCCCTAAATGGGTAAATATAGAAAGTGCTGTCAGGTATAGGATAAAAGATCTGGAAGAGTATCTGAGCAACAACACCATGGGAGAAACTAATAAATAAGTGGAGAAAAATATTGCCTTCTAAACATAGTATTTTGGGGCCTTCTGCTCATTCAAGGTGGAGTGTCTGTCCAGCCTCGCCAAAAAAATGTGCCGAATATCCTGGAGAAACATCTAGGGCCGCTGTCGAGGGAACTATAGTGCACAACATTTCTGAGATGATCCTGAAAGGAAGATTTAAAGATACAGATCCAAAAAAATATTGGGTAGGTCAGCAGATAGAATTAGAAGGAGAAATTATTACAGTTTCTCCAAACAATTATGATTGTGCTCTTTTTTATGTTGAGTATGTAAAGCAGAGAACTGAGGAGCTCCAGGGCAGATTATTAATTGAGGAGCAAGTTGAATGTACTGAAATACACGAGGCAGTTTGGGGTACTTCTGATGCAATCATAATTGGTAAAGACAGAATTGCTGTCATTGATTACAAAAATGGCAGATGGAATGTCGAGGCAGAGAACAATT